TCAATTTCAGTTTTCACACAAGAGGAGGAGAGCTAGTATTACCTCTCCTCCTAATGTGTAGGTGTAAAAGGGCTTAAAGACTTAACATTATATCTATTTATAATGTCAAGAAGCCGTGCATTCTGTTTTACACTTAATAACTATACAGAAGAAGATTATGAATCTGTTATAGGATACCCAACAAAATATACAATTGTTGGGAAAGAAGTAGGCGAACAAGGGACGCCGCATTTACAAGGTTATTTTTATTTGCATGAAGCAAAAACCATTACAGCACTAAAGAAGCCATTTCCGAGAATTCATTTCGAGATAGCAAAGGGCAACGCACAACAAAATTACGATTATTGCTCAAAAGAAGGCGATTTTATAGAAAAGGGCATTAAACCAATGTCGCAAAAAGAAAAAGGAGACTTAGGCAAGAAGGCTATAGCGGAGCGGTGGGCATTAGCCAAGGCGGGCAAGTTTGAAGAGTTACCTCCAGAAAACATAAAGACATACGAATATATTTATTCAAAAGCAATAGAAGCAAAAGACAGAGATTCGTTAGATAACGAATGGATATTTGGAGAATCAGGTTGTGGCAAGTCAAGCCATGTAAGGGCAAATTATAAAGACATTTATTTAAAGCCAATGTCCAAGTGGTGGGATGGGTATAGAGGGGAAGATGTTGTCTGTATAGACGATTTCGCACCCGAACATGGAGTATATTTAGGCTACTTTCTCAAGATTTGGGCGGACCATTACGCATTCAATGCAGAAGTTAAAGGTGGTATGCTCAAGATAAGACCAAAAAAAATAATAGTAACATCACAATACAGCATAAACGAATGTTTTGATGATAAAAAAACAATAGAAGCAGTTAGCAGAAGATTTAAACAAATCAATTTAATAAAAAAGGACTTAGAGACAGACAATTAAGTTATTTAATGGCATATGTCAAACGTCGAACTCGCTCTGCTAAGCCTGCTACTGCTCGCAAGTCTAGCTATAGGAAGAAAGCCACTGTTAGACGCGCTCGAGTTTCTACGGGGCTCAAAAGCTACGTTAAACGAGCTATCTCAAGAACTGAAGAAGTAAAAACCCAATCATTCACAGCCATAGAAGTCCCAATGCAAGCATACTCGGCAGGGACTCTCCTTACTTTAGATTTTAATAGTGTTATGAGTTTAGTTACTCAAGGCGTTGGCGAAGGCCAGCGTATAGGTAACAGAATCAGACCTAAATCAGTAACAATCAAAGGATTTGTTAATCCTGACCCAAGAGGAACGGAATTACTTCCAGTTATTATCAAGATGTTTATTGGAAAGCTTAAGCAATTTCCGATGAATTCACCCAACACACAATACGGCTCATTATATCAAAATGGAAACGGACAATTAGCACCCCAAAATAATCTGTTTGATTGCATGAGAAAGATTAATACAGACGTATTTACTATATATACCACAAGAACATTTAAAATTGCTTATGCTAACGCTCCTGGTGGCCCTAATAACTCTTATGCAAATAACGATTTCTCAATGTCAAGAAGTTTTAGTGTCAACGTAACAAAACATCTCTCCCATCTAATATATAATGACGGCACAGCAACACCAACGAATAAGGGATTGTTTGTATGGTTTGTATGTGTTCCAGCAGATGGCAATACATCAACAACGACTCAGCCAGATTATAATGTCTCTTACGATATGGAATTGGCATTTACAGACGCTTAAAGTATTTGATTTAATAAAAAGGATTCTTTTTAAGTCTTGCGGCTTTAGCCTCTTGCGCCGCTTGGCATTGAGAAAAAATGCATAACGGACGTCAACAAAAAGCGATAGCGCGCACGCAGAGACTACCCCCAAGCGGGTAGTCGAACGTGATTAGGGAGGCAGGGCGATGAAGCTTTAGCGTAATAAGCCATGCCGTTATTCAACATTTATGTTGTCCCCCTGAAAGGGTCGAATGGCCATTCGAAATATTTTCAATTTCAGTTTTCACACAAGAGGAGGAGAGCTAGTATTACCTCTCCTCCTAATGTGTAGGTGTAAAAGGGCTTAAAGACTTAACATTATATCTATTTATAATGTCAAGAAGCCGTGCATTC